AGGACAGTCCAGCATCTCCTTCGATAACCTTCTCAAGGCAAAGCAGGCTGTCAGAACGGCTACCGGCTATGCTGCCGATGCGATCCTGATCAATCCTGCCGATCTTGAGGCTCTGCTCCTGACCAAGGACAGCAACCTGCAGTATCTGCTTGGTGGTCCTGCATACGGTTCCTACGGCAACGGCGCTTATGCTGCGAATCCTCGCATCTGGGGTCTGCCTGTTGTTGAGTCCGATGCTGTGGCTGAAGGCCAGGCGATCGTTGGTGCGTTCAAGGCTGGATCTTCTGTTGTTGCGAAGGCTGGCGAAGGCCTCAGGGTTGAGGTTTCCAACAGCGATGGTGAAGATTTCACCTACAACAGAGTGACAGTCAGGATGGAGGAGAGGCTGCTGCTTGCAACCAGAGTTCCTTCTGCATTCGTCAAGGTCGGAACTGCGGCATCCAGTTCATAAGATGGAGGCGCGTATATGAAGATATACGAGTATAAAGGCCGTCGATATCAGTTCAATGAGGCTGATGTTCCGGAGGGCGCTGTAGAGGTAAAGCCTATGGCGCCCAAGACGGTTGAAGCAAAAGCCATTGAGGAACCGAAGAACAAAGCAATCAAGCCTGTGAATAAAACGAGGAAAGTGAGCACAAAATGAGCCTATTGACGCGCTGGGGCTATGCCCTCACAACAGAAAACAGTCTGCCTGACCTGCTGACAGCGGAGGAATACAATGCTATCACGGGTAACAGGTTTAGTGGTGATGTACGCATTGCCCCGGCGATCAAGGCGGCATCACAGGCAATCCGTAGCTATTGCAGCTGGCACGTTGCCCCGTCATTGGCGTGCAAATTGACCACCTCGGTCTATGACAAGAGGGTCACGCGCGTGCAGGACGGGGTACAGATCCAGCTTCCTGCGATGTTTGTGAGTTCGATCACATCCATCAAGGTGGGCGGTGAGGACAAACCTATATACATCCTTGACAGCAACGGCATGTTGCTTGTCATGGATGTTGACAGGTTCGCCGAGCCCACAACACCCATTGAGGTGGAATATGTCGCAGGAGCTGCTGATGATGCAATAAAGGATCTGGTTGCCAGTCAGGTCAATCATTCGGTGGCTCAAAGTTACGGAGTGACATCGGAGGCATCCGGTGGCGTATCTGTCACATATAACAATGCCTGGTCGGGTGGCGGTCAGGCCTCATATCTTAATGAGTACGCAAGGGAGATCCTCGCACCGTACCGATTGCAGGGGGAGTTCTGATGCTTAACTGGTGGAGAGATACGATAACTCGAATAAGGCCCGGAGAGAAAACAGTCAGGGGATCCACGGTGCCGGATTGGGACAAAGCAAGTGAGCTGACGATTACCAATTGCCACGGACAGCCTGCATCAACGGGGTTATCTGAAGACGGTCGTGTGCTCGGGATAATGCAGGGGATAACCTTGTATGCTCCCGCCAATGCAGACATCCAGGCTGGTGACAGGATCACTTATAACGGTAACACCTATGAGATAAATGGTGAGGTCAATGTTTGGCCGTCGGCAACAGGGGCGCTTGACCATCTTGTGATAAACCTCAGGAGATACAGCGGATGAGCAAGCAGATGAAAATAGAGTTCATATCAGCTGGATTCCGGGAGATCCTTTTATCAGATGGTGTCAAGGCGCTTGTTGATGAAGCCACAACGGAGATCCAAAGCAAAGCAAATGCCAACCTGTTAGAAGATAGCGAAGGCTATGAGAAGACAGTTATGTATGGCAATTATGGTGGTGGTCGATGGGTTGGATTTGTCCAGTGCACAGATCGGGCCTCGTGTGTTGCCGAGGCGGAATACAATGCGTTATCAGGAGCAGTGACATGAATGTTGACGTGATGATTGATGTTGAAAACGAGATACAGAGTGCGCTAAGCCCATATGTGACAGCGTATTGTAGGCCATTGCCAAAAACTCTCGCGCTCCCTTCGGTGGAGATCCGCAAGATAGGCGGCACGGAAGCAAATACCATTGATACATTCATGGTGATGCTATACGCAAGGGCCGGAACAGAATACGAGGCTGATGTGTTGGCACGAAAAGCCACAGGATTGTTGATGAAGATTGCAAATGAGCAGACAACAGCTCTGCGGAATGTAACTATTAACTCTTTAGGCGGATGGAGCGCTGACCCTGTCCGGCCTGATTTAGCAATGTGCACCGTGACTTTGATGGTTCGGGCGCACAAAACGATTATGGAGGTATAGAGATGTCTGATGTTATGCTTGGTATCGGGTTGTCTACGGGTCATTTTTTCCACGCGCCCGAAGGAACCGCATTCCCGAATTACCCTGCCGAAACGCTTGCGAGCGCATGGAAGAAGGTGGGCGATGTAACGCAGGACGGAATCACGCTCACAACGGATAAGTCCACGGAGCTCCTGAAGAACTGGGCTAACGTGATCAAGAGGGTTATCCTGTCGGATCACAGTGAGACCATCCAGGCTCCGATCATGGATACCACCGAAGAGGCGCTGAAAACCGTGCTCGGTGAGGACAATGTCACTGTTGTCCCCGCAAACACTTCTCACGGCGAGCTTATCAAGGCTGAACTTTCAAGCAGTGAGCTGCCCCCGGCAGAGTGTTTCCTGTTCCTGATGAAGGATGGAGACAAGATGATATCCCTTGCGTGCAAGGGTCAGATCCAGTCTATGGAGAGCGTATCGTTCGCTCCGGGTTCCAGCGTGAACTGGACTCCCACCATCACCGTTCTCGATAATAGCCTTGAGATGATCGTGGACGACGGAGTTGAGGGAAGTAGCTCATAATGATCATTGATCTCAATGAGGTAAAACAGATTGACTCTCTCGAGGTGAAGTACGGAGAGAAGTCATTTATGATTCCTCTTGGTAATCACATCCCTGTTAAGAGAATCAAGGCGCTCAAGACGGATGATGATATCATGAAATTCCTGTCACAATACATGCCCAAAGAGGTTGTTGACTCGCTCACGCTGGCGCAGTTTTCAGCGATCATCAGAGCGTGGACGGAAGAAACAAAGAAGGTGTCAGGTGTCACGCCGGGGGAATTATAAGCCTCACCGAATTCGTGGACGAAAACAGTGAGGCTATAACAACAGACCTGTTAAGGCTGACGGGTCACGGGATTGAAGAGCTAGGGGGTGCTATCAGTTGGCACTCCCTAAAAGCTTATTTAGAGCACTTGCCCTACGATTCGGCACTGATGCGGTCTCTTAATGCAGAACAGGCCGAATGGGCTACAAGAGTGAAAACAAACGCCATACTTGCGGATATATTCGACATGTTGGCGATCATCAATGCGAATCTATGCGGTATAGGTTCAGGAAAGAAGCCTAAGCAGCCTAAACCGTATCCGCGCCCTGGCAAGAAGGAAGACAAACAGACTATCGGCAAGGGCGCAGTCACAAAACAAGAACTAGAAGAATTCTTTGAGAGGAAACGGAAAAAATGGCAGGAAACTCACCAGAAGTTGCAAGAGCTGTTGTAACGATCATTCCGTCAATGGAAGGATCACAGCGCATTATATCGGATGAGTTAGGTGCGGCAGCTGATTCTGCGGGTAAGAGTGCAGGCGCAAAGGGCGGAGCTTCCATGCTCGGCTCTATGGGTTCCGTCCTCAAAGGCGGCATTGGGACTATTGGCGCGGCTACTGCGGCGGTAGCAGCTGGCACCGTAATGGCAGGAAAAGCTTTTGCAGGTGCCGCGCAGGACGTATCGTCTTATGGTGACAACATAGATAAGATGTCACAGAAGATTGGTATTTCTGCAGAAGCATTCCAGGAATGGGATTATGTTTTTGAGCGGAGCGGCGCGGACATAAGCAAGCTGCAGACAGGTATGAAAACCCTGTCAGGGGTTATTGCTGATGCCGGAAACGGATCGGAAGGAGCTGCAGAAAAACTAAATGCCATTGGTCTGTCGATTGCCGATCTGGGCGGGAAGACTCAGGAAGAGCAGCTTGCTCTTGTTATCGGAAAACTGCAGGAGATGGGTCCGTCTGCGGAAAGAACAGCCGCGGCGTCGGATTTGCTTGGCAAGTCCGCTGTTGACATGGCGGCAGTGCTCAACATGACCGCTGAGGACACGCAGGCTCTGATTGATGAGGCTCATGAGTATGGAATGGTCATGTCGGATGAGTCAGTCAAAGCATCCGCTGATTTCCAGGACTCCATGACCAAGATGCAGGGCACCATCAGCGGCCTTAAGAATTCCATGATAGGGGAACTCTTGCCCGCTGCCACACAGGTGACGGATGGCCTTGCGGATCTGTTCAAGGGTGACATGTCCGGAGCAGATCAGATAGCAAGTGGCATTCAGAGTATCATTGAGGGGTTGACGGGTGCAATTCCGGCAATCCTAGAGACTGCGACAACAATTGCGCAGGCGATAGCAAATACGCTTCCGACTCTTTTACCCGTCCTGATCTCGGCTGTTGTGGGTATTGTGCCGCAGCTGGTTCAAACTATTGTGGATTTGACTCCAACATTTATAGACGGGATTGTGCTTTTGGTGACGCAGGTTGCATCAAATATCACCGCTATTATAACTCCGTTATTGACGGCGCTTCCTGATATCATCGTTGCTGTTGTCAATGGACTGATTACGGCAGTGCCGGAGCTGGTAAAAGGCGCTGTTCAGTTAGTGGTCGGAGTTGTCGCGGCACTTCCTACAATCATACAGGCGCTGATTGATGCAATGCCGGAGATTATCACTGGCATTGTGACCGGACTCATGGATTGTCTTCCTGAGTTGGTGGCGGGTTTTGTCCAGCTGTTTGCAATGCTGACTTTACAGCTTCCGCAGATCACATTATCTTTGATTTCTGCAATGCCCGACATTATAAAATCAATGATTGAGGGCATAAAGAGCGCATGGCCTGCCATGATCAACACATTCAAAACTTTGTTCAAGCAGATCATTCCAACAGTGATTTCATGGGGCACTGAGCTTATAACAAATATCAAAACTGTTATCAGCAAAATGGTGACAACAGCGGGTACGGTACTCACAACACTGGTGACTAAGTTTAAGACCGGGCTTAAGAATGTTATTACTGCAATCGTGAGCTGGGGAGCTGAGATGCTTACAAAAGGGCGTGAGGCGGCATCCAAGCTTGTCACTGCTGTAGTGGAAAAGATTACGGAACTGCCCGGGCAGCTCGTTTCCATAGGCCGAAATATAGTAGAGGGTCTATGGGAGGGTATAAACGGCTCTGTGGAGTGGCTCATAAATCAGATAAAAGGCTTCTGTGCCAGTGCCCTTGATGCAATAAAAGGCTTCTTTGGTATCAAATAGACGTCAAAGTTTA